GTAGAGGCGTTAAGCCGTCCTGAAGTAGAACGCGGCATCAACGAAACTGTCGAGCGCGGCATCGAAGGCGGCGGCCTTCAGTGGTACAACACGGACCCCTTGCGTGAGCGCATGATGAGCCTTGTGCCTGCGGATCAGCTCGATAGTCGCTATGCCCAGCTTATGGACATCGTTGCGGCAACCAGCCCGCGTGCTCGTGTGCCCGATAACATCCGCACAGCGGCCTACTACAACTACCTCCAGTCGCAGGGCTTGCCGATCCCTGAGAAGCCTGCCGCAGGTTATGGATCAGTTGCCCAAAAGCTGCACACTCAGAATGTGCGCGATGTGACTGGCGCTGGTGGCTGGGACGTATTTAAGAACCCGAAGCCTGCCAGCTTCTCAACCAACTTGCAGGGCAACCAACAGAACGTCACTATTGACACGCATAACTTCCGTCTGCCGGGCATCCTGTCGCAAGACCCGCGTTTTCTCGCGACATCAATCGTGCCCGAGAAAGGCGCGGAGCCGCTACGCCCTCGCCAATGGGTCGAAGAAGGTACCCTGAGCCTGGAGGACGCACTGCAACGCCCCGCGTATTGGGAGAGCAAGCCGAACTCTAACGAATACGGCTATTATGAGCAGTGGCAGCAAGATCAGGCTAAAAAGATGGGCATTTCGCCTGCTCAGTATCAAGCCTCTATGTGGCTCGGTGGCGGCGAAGAGACTGGCCTTGCCTCAGCAGCCGAGCCGTTTGTTGGCACATTTGAAGCGCGCGTCAGATACACTGCTGATCGGCTGGGCCTCGACCCTGAGAAGGTGCTGGAGCAGGTTCTGAAGGGCGAAATTCCGCTGCTTGCTGAGGGCGGCTCTGTCGACTTAGAGAGGCTGTCGCGGAAGTACGCGTAGTCCGCTCCGGTATGGGCATCTGTTCGGCGTCTTCCCAAGGCCCGACGTACGTCATACCTCGCGCTCCTTGGCTTCGGCCATAAGGGCCGCATAAGCTATGTTGTCCTCGGCGCTGTCAGCATGGTAGCCCGACCTTGTGAACAGGCGTACCTGCTTGAGCTGCTGCATAAACAGCCAGCCCTCCGCCTCGCTCAAGTCCCGACCAGTGATGGCGTTGAACGCGGAGACCGTGCGAGCCATAGAGCGCTCGCCTTCCGGCTTGTCGTAGTTCTGGCCACGCTCGTGCAGCAGAGCGGCTGCGCGCCCTAGCATCTCGGCTGCCTTAGGCTTGGGCAGCGTTGCGACCTCGTTGATCTCTTCGTTGACATCTTTGATGGCTTTCATCGTGTTTTCCTTTTCAGTGCCTCGAGCAGCACTTCTTGGACGGTCTTCTTTGACCGCAGGCGCTCAAGGATCATGTCGTCCACCGTGCCGCGCGCCATGAGATAGTGCACGAACACAGGCCGGTTCAGTCCCGCCTGCGCCTGCCTCATGGGCCCGATACGTTCGATAATCTGCAAGTGCTCTTCTAGGTTCCAGTTGAGGGAGAAGAAGGCGAGGATGTTGCCGCCCTCTGCAAGGTTGAGCCCGTGACCCGCCGACGCAGGGTGAGCGAATAGTAATGGCACCCGACCGGCGTTCCAGTCGCGGATCGTGTCAGACTTAGCGTCCAGTACCCGGCCTTTAGGGTAACGGCTTTGTAGGCGGGCCAAGTCGCTCTTGAAATGGTAGGCCACCATGACGGGCGCGCCGTTAGCTTCCTCGATGACGCTGTCGAGCGCATCCAGTTTAGCATCATGCACCTCCTCCCACGAGCCACTGTCGTCAACGTATGCGGCTCCATTAGCGATCTGCAAGCACTTCATGGTGCGTGCGGCGGCGTTCGCGGCCTCTATACCATCTTCGCCCAGTTCCGCGAACATGTGTTTTTCCATGTCGTCATAGAGCGCCCGCGCCTTGCGTGGCAGATCGACGTAGATCGGGTTGTGTATGGGCTCGTCGACCGGCAGCGCGTCGACGGTTAGGCAGACGTCGCGCAGGCGGTTCTCGATCTCCTTTTGGGCGTTAGGCAGCGGCTGGAGGCTAAAGCCGTCCCAGCCCTTGGCGAACCAGCGATCGGTAAAGGCGCTGAACGTGCGGCCGAGCCTGTCGCCCTTGTCGATGAACCACGTCTGGCCCCACAGGTCTTTGAGGCCGTTGGGGTTCGGCGTGCCAGTCAGACCGACAAAGCGCTTGACTTTGGTGTGCGCAACCTTGCCCAGAGCGCCGGCGCGCTTGCTGCCCTGCCGCAGCCGGAAGCTCTTGAGGCGCGTCAGCTCGTCCGCGACGACCGTTTTGAACGGCCACGCGTCGCCTAGCGCTTCGATCAGCCACACCAGGTTGTCGTAGTTCATCGTGTAGATGTCGGCCTCGGCGTCAAGTGCCGCTTGACGCTCCTTGGCGCTGCCGCAGATCGTCGAGACGCGCAGGTGCTTGAGGTGGTCCCACTTCGCGATCTCGTCAGGCCACGTCGTCTTGGCGACACGCAGAGGGGCCAGCACGAGCACCGGGTACACGTCGTCGACCACAGACAGGTTCTCAAGGCTCGTCAGCGTCGTGACGGTCTTGCCGCCGCCCATAGGCATCCAGAGGGCGCAGCGCGGCTTGTTGTAGAGCCACTGCATGGCCGGGCGCTGATAGTCGTGGGGCGTGAAGACTTTGGTCATCCGCGTATCTCCGACACGACGAAGTCGATGCCCTCGATCGTCGACACGGTATAGACTGGGATGCCGGCGCGCTGCATGCGCTCGACCTCACGCGCCTGTAACTTGCTGTAGCGGTCGCCCGGAGCCTTGATCTCAATGAAGGCGATGTGAGGCCACGTCCACCACACAAAGCAGTCTGGGCAGCCCCTACGGCCCTCCCAGCGCACTTTCCGGTACTGACCGCCCGAATGCTGCACAACGTGCTTCAGGTGGCTCTGGAGGCGTCCTGCGGGGGTCATGCCTCAGTCCTTCTTGTAGCGGTGGGTCTCAAAGCCAGCCGCAGCAAGCGGCAGGCCCAGCGCCCAGCCGGGGTTCGTGGACATGATGCGCGACAGCCCGTCGACCGAATACTCGTCCGTATCCGGCGTCTCGGTGATCAGCTCGTCATGCACGTGCAGGCAGACGGCGTAGCCAGCGGCTTCTGCGCGCTGCATGCCGGACGCCAGCACGTCGCGGGCAACAGCCTGCACGACGTTCTCGACCAGCTTGCCGCCATAGGTCTCGATGGTCTCCCACTTCTTGGTGTACTGGTTGACGCCCTCATAGACGATCGAGCCCTCGCTCAGCGCCGCGTGCGGGTAGCAGAGATAGCGGCCGCTTGGCAGCTTGATGCGCAGCCAGTTGTTCTGATAGCCGACTGTCAGGTCACGCACGATCTGCCGCGTTCCTGGCGAGCGGATGGCTTCCTTGGCTGCGCGCTCCAGATCGTACCACAGCGACACGACGGCCTTGTGCGCCTTGCGCCACGCCTTCACGATCGCGTCGACCTCAGGCTCAGGCAGGAACACGCCGTAGAGCGCGGCCATGCTGCTGAACGCGCCGATGCTTCCCTGATAGCCCAGAGCCAGCTCCTGCACCTTGCCGATCTGGCGCTCGTCCTTGGTCACGTCTTCGGCGTCCTTGTTGAACGACCGCGCATAGGCCAACTTGTACAGGTCGTGGCCGACGCCGGCGTCGAAATCAGAGAACGCCTGCACCTTCCAGTCTTCGCCTGCCAGCCATGCGAGCACGCGCCCCTCGATGTTGGACAAGTCAGAGACGACCAGCTTATGCCCCGGCGACGCAACAAGCGCCCCGCGTACGGCGCTGGAGCACAGCTCGGCCACGTTGTCGAACAGCAGGTCTTCGACGTCCAGCTTCATGGCCTTGATGCCTGCGTCGATCTGCTCCTGCTTGAGCGTCGGGCGCGGCAGGTTCTGTGGCTGGAACAGACGGCCGCCCCAGCGCCCGGTGCGTGATGCACCGCAGAACTGGAGCGTGCCGCGCAAGCGCCCGTCGGCACTCGTCGCCTTCAGCAGCACCTTATACTTGGCAGGAGAGGTGGCTGAAGCCTGTTGTCTGATCTCTAGCAGCTCACGCACCTCAGGCGATAGGGTGCCTTGCAGCAGCGTGCTGACGGTGCCCTTCTTGAGGTCCGGCGTCGTGAACGACAGGCCGTCCTCTAAGTGCTGCAAGAACTTGTCGCGCTGCGTCAGCGAGCCGACTGCGCCGCCTGTCAGAACTCGGGTTCGCTCAGCCAGAGATCGCGCGCTTCGTTGAAAAGCTCGTAGTGCAGCGTCGGCGAGGTCGACATCGATGGCGATACCACGGTCATTAATTGTTTGGTCGAGGAGCCATAAAGCCCGTTCACTTCCACGACTATTCCAGTCTGGTAACAGTCGATATACGACGCGCATTGCGTCCACATCGAGGCGGGCATATTCGATGAAGGCGGCCCACTCTTCGGGGTGTGTGTCACGCGTAGCCCTCCTAAGTTTGACGTTCTTGGGTCTTGGCTTCGTGAACAAGTGTATCAGCTTCTTACCCGCTTTGTCTTTAGCTTTATCTTGCGGCACGCCGAGCACGTCGCAAAGCTGCCCCAAGCTGCCGGGCAGACCGTGCGCCAGCGCCCGCACCATCGTGTCTTCGATCTTCTTAACAGGGATATGCACGCCGCAGTGACGCAGCACCGTGCGGTCAAATGCGCTGTTGTGGATCACGACGGTGTCCGCTGTGTCGATCATCATCTGCACGCTGTCCAATGAGCCACGTTCGGTCAGGTCCATGACCTCAACCGGCTCGTCGTCGAACGCGTACGCCACCAGCAGCACTTCCGCGTTCTCCGCGTACTTGTGCGTGCCGTGCGTGATCGGCGTTTCGCTGTATGTTTCTAAGTCTAAATAAAGAACGCTCATCGAACGTGTCCCTCCGTTCTGGTGAGGCGCGCAGCGGTTATCAAGCAAGCGGAGGGACATCCGCACACCGCGCGCCTCGCCAGAAGGGAGGGCGCTGCGGCGGGTGACTTCCAACCCCCACCGCAGCGCCTTCTTATAGGCTTAGATCAGGTCTAAGCCAATAGCACTGGCATACAGGTCCAGCAGCATCGCCTCTTCGCGGCGGCTGTCGGCGTCTTTCTTGCGCAGTGCGACCAGCTTTTTCATGATCTTAGTGTCGAAGCCGACGGCCTTAGCCTCGGCGTAGACGCCCTTGACCAGCTCGGTTACTTCCTGCTTCTCTTCCTCGAGCTTCTCCACTCGTTCGATCAGCAGGCGAAGCTGGTCGCCGGCAACGCTGTTGTGTCCTACGTCAGACATAGCAGTCCTCCTTAGATGAAGTCGTCTGCGCCGGCCGTCTCAAGGTCGGCAAAGTCATCAGCCGACACGCCGCCACCGCCAGAGAAGGCATCACCGTCACGCACAAAGCGCACGCCCAACAGGCCGCAGTTGATGCGACGGCCGTATTGCGGGTGATCCTGAGCGTAGATGTCGACCACCGCATCGACAAAGCAGCCGGCGTAGAACACGCCGTCGCGGGCAGACACTTCGCGCTTAGCGCGATCGAAGGTCTTGGGCGCAGGCTTGTCGCCGCCAGTGCGTGCGTTGAGGTGGTACATGCCTTGGAAGCCGTCGTACACTTCGCCGGTCTTCTTGTTCTTGTACGGGCCCTTCACGAACGCGCTCTTCTTGTCTTCCTCAATGATCTCAAGGACGCCAGTGGCCTTGTCGCCCCACTTCTCCTTGGCAACCTCGGCAATAGCTGTTT